TTATAAATACCCTTTTTAAAGCTTTTGATGGAACTGGAACTCCTCTAAACATATCTAAATTGTCTTGGCGTCGCGGGGGCCGTCGCCGGAGCAATACAGGATCACCCGCGCCCCGGCCAGGAGAGCGGCAGAGCGCCCCCGTGTGCCCCCGTACTCCGGGGAGTAGCTGAGGGCCTTACCCGGCCCTCTGGTGGGCGTCAGCAGCTCTACGCCGCTGAGGTAGAAGGCACCGCCGTTGTCGGGTACGATGTCCAGGCGGATATCTGCCCCCTTGTCCCAGGTCAGCCCCCAGCAATTCCAGCCGGCCGTGGCCTTGACCGTGCCGTCGATCTTGAGATTGCCCACTGGGCGGCCCGTGGTCGTGTCGTAAAACCAGCTATTGATGATGTACTGGCACCCGCAGGCGGCCTTGACCTGCTCCATAGACCGCCCCCTGGCCTCCACCAGGGCGGTGCGGGTGATGTCCGCCCTGGTGATGACCGCTATGTACTTACTCATGGTCTTCGGACTTCTCGCCGTTGATGGGGCCGGGGTCGGCGGCGTTCTCCATCAGCTCAACCATGCCCTGATAGTCCTTTGCGTTCCACAGGGCGGCCAGGGCCTTAACGTTAGCCTGACGCTTTCTGACCCAGACGTTAAACGCGTCATTCTCCTCGGCCAGATCTGCATCAGCGCCCAGGGCATCCCAGTCAGGCCGGAAAGCCACAGGCAGATTTTCCGCGCCGATGTCCACCGCCTTACTGTGTCGAATGTTGTTCTGCACCATGCTGCCGCCTACGCCCAGATCTACATCGTTAGCGTTGGCGATCGCGTAGCAGGCGGGGGTGAGCTCGTTCCAGTTGATGTTTTTCATAATAAGCTTCCTTTCTTTTATCCGGCGGTTTCGCCGTTGATTACTGTCTCACTTCCGGGGCCAGTAGCCCGGCCAGCTCCTGGTACTCCTCCAGGGTGAGCCGGTCGGCAGCCAGGTAAACATCCATCTTGTCCTGGAGGCCATCGGTTCGGTTCTTCTGGATGAGCAGCTTGCAGAGGTTATATACGGTTGTCATGGTGTCTCCTTTCTTATGTGGCAGCGGTGGTGGTCAGCTCCAGCATACACAGCCGCGCCTCGTGCTCGGCCAGCATGTCCAGGGCGATGTCCTCTGCGGAGGGCGGCTGGGCCTCTGACGGCGGGGTATAGGCCGCTCCAATCCGAGCGCCATCGTACCAGGGCAAAAAGCCAAGTTCTTCCGCAATATCGGGTTCTGCGACAACTATATTTGTAATGATGTTGTCTTCTATAACTAAAAAGTCCATTACGCCCTCCTTATGCAGAGATCAAATGCATGCGCATGGTAACGACTCCGGAACCGCCTACACCAGGAGTGCCAAAGCTTGCAGAGCCTTCGTCATACCAGATTCCAGCGGAGCCGCCACCACCACCTGTTCCATTTGTCCCGCTCCTACCATTTCGATCATTATTTTGTGCACCTTTCCCTCCATCGCCGCCACCAGGGCTTCCGCCCCGGCCTCCATCTATTGAATCGTACAGTCCGGGTCTTTTCAAACTTCCAGAGCCGCCTCCGCCTCCATATGGAGTGCTGGATTCAAAGCTATTAAATATCGTATTAGCTCCAGATTTTCCGGCGTTGCCAGGAACCTCCACACTCATGGAAAAAGTGGTAGATACTCCATCCGCGCCATTTCCGTTTCCTTGGCCGCCTTTCACATTGGAACTAGAATCAAATGAACCTTGTCCAGGCTCTCCCCCCTGAGCAGATACCCCCATAAATGAAGATGTGCCGCCTTTTTCGTCGATATTCCCTCCTGCGCCAACTATGGCAGTGTAATAAGTTTTGTCGGCTACAAATTCGACATTTTCTTGACTTTTTGCGTAGCCTCCTCCTCCGCCTCCGGCCGATCTATAGGGATCTCTCGATGATTGTTTCCCAATTCTCCCAGCACCTCCACCACCTCCACCAACGCTCACATCAACGCGAGACGTGTTTTTAGTAAAGTGAACATTCTGTGTGGAGGTAACGCGAAAGAAGTTACGGACCTTAAGAGTAATCTCCTTAGCAATGATTTCTCCGCTATTAACGGTGAAACTCTCTGTGAAGTCCTCGATATCTCCATAGTTTGAAAACGTGATTTTGGCCGTTGTGCCGCCTTTAGCAAAAAAGGTAGCCTTGCCGCTACTGTCCGTATATACATCTTTACCATCGCTGTCTTTGAGGTCGGGAAGCAAGATTCCCTTCAATGGGTTGCCACTTTGCGTTTTAGCGATGATTGTAACCTCGGCTAATCCTTCATTGATCATTTTCAGCTTTTTGTATAGCAGAAGGAATATGTCATTGGGCGTATCGTCACTCTCAAGTCCATATAGGCTGATTACGTCATCCGATGCGGTTTCTTCCTTGGTAAACGCCCCCACCTGCTCTGCCGTGACGGCATGGGGGTTGTTCTTGTTCCCGGTGTGGGCGGTCAGGGCCTGCTGCACCGCCTCCGCGCTGCCCGCCGGGTCGTAGTCCATCGGCGGCAGCTCCGAGGGGGGCAGCTTCCCGTCGTCGCCCAGAACCGGGATATGCAGGTTTTTACCCGCGCCGCCGATGTAGAGCTCCCCGGCGTCTGTCGCCAGCCCGAACTCCCCGGGGGCCAGGGTGGGCAGCTTGGCCTTGCTGCCCCGTTTTATCTGGATTTTCGCCATGTTCATTCATCCTTCCTGTTTTTTTGATTTATTTCCCGGCGTTGCCGTCGATCACAAGATTCTGGTGGGCCATGGGGTTGACCATGTGCTCCTCCAGCGTGGCGGAGCCGTCCTCCGCCGCTACGCTGTTCCCGTCCACCCGCAGGTTGGTGTGGGCCAGGGCCGCGCCGTTGTGTGCCTCCACCGGCTCCGTGTCCCAGGTACCCCCGTCCACGTCCTGCACCAGTTTCCCGTCCTCTCCCAGTGTCGCCACGCCGCCCGCCTGCCCCTTCTCGGTGGTGGGGATATAGTCCAGTGTGGGAAGTTGCTCTTTCGGCACCTTGCCATCTTTCCCAAGGGATGCTACTCCGCCGGGAACACCTATCTGATCATTAGAGATAGCGTTCCCAGCACTTTCCCCGGCCTCCTCTGCCATCTTTTTGACAGCTTTGATCTCCTCCCGAATATCCTTATGAGAGTTCTTATCGGCATTGTGTTTAATGATTTCGGCGGAAATCTTTTCGACAACATATTCAACAGAGGCGATAGCACCAGAAGTTGTACTAATGGTAATATTGGCATTGTTAGAAACAGCAATGACCGCATAAACCTCAAATAAGAAGCCCGGGTTATCCACCTCAGCGGGAACCTCGATGCCGCGGTCATCCTGTAGAATAAAGAGAAGAGATTCCTCTTCCTGATATTCCAGCCTTGCCCTTACGCCAATCTGATGCAGGATATAGGATTCTAAAATGCCCTTATTTGTGATCTGGATTCCAATCCGCTTGCCTTGCTCAAAGTCCTCGATGCCCAGGAGGTTAAAAGTTTGCTTTTTGTCCACTACATCAGTAGCTGCTTTCAATGCTTCATCGTCCAGCGTACCCGCACCGCCCACCGCGCTTGTGATTGTCAGCGTATGTCCAGCCAGTGATTCATTCAACAGGACGACGCCGGAATCTGTGACGGTCGATTTATTCCAGCTCATGTGTTGATACCTCCCGTTGTAATTTTGGAATAGGTTTCTGTTTTGTTCCCCTGTACCGGAGTTGTAATACGCATATACAAGCCGCTCGCACAAGAACCAGCTGGCGGTTCGATAGAAATGTGCGGCGGCTGCACATCGGCAGACACTTGAACTGGAACAGTTATCCGCATATACTCACCGCATGGTGCAGTAGCTACATAGCCTGTTGCAACTCCCTCCGCCTGGATAATGTAGATGATGCTTTCCAGGTGTGAACGAAGGTTTTTGTAGAACTCTACCCGGCCCATCACACGTCTGTGCTTGACCGGGTCCACGTCCTCCTGTGTCACGTCGATCAGCAGTTTGAAGTGGTACGGCTCGCCGCCGTATTCAAACCATTCGCTGACCTTGGTATTGAGGTAGATGGCGGAGATGGCCAGCTCGACGGCGGCCTTGGTGCCGAGCATCCGATGGACGCGCCAGCTGTCTTTCAGCGTCCGCCGCTTTTCCTCCAGGGTGTAGTCCGCGTCCCACCAGTCCACCTTGAAGTCATAGGCCAGGATGTCCAGCAGCTCCTCCGGGAGCTCGTCGATGCGCGGGTAGATAGCCAGGCGCTGGATCTCCTCGGGGCGCCGGGCCAGCACTTGGGCGACGGAGGCGGCCAAGGCCGCCATGCTCTCGTCGTTCCGCAAGACCTCCGGGAGCGCCCGGAGGAGGTTTTCAGCTGTCAGAGCGTGCGCGCTATTCATCCTCATACCCCCCATTCGTGGCGGTGATGTCGCCTACCGTCGCCACCTGGGGCGTGTCCTTCTTGCTCCCGTCCTTGAGGACGGTAAAGGTGGGAGAGGTAAGGTCCACCCGCTTGATGCCGGTCTGCATGAGCAGGCCAATCAGGTAGGAAGGGTTGATGTCCCGCCCCAGCTTGCCGCACTGCCAGGCCACATACTGCTTCACCGCCGCGTCCACGGCGGTCTCGATTTCCGCTGAGCTGACGGAGGCGTCGCTGGGGATGTAGTAGGTGAAGGAGATGTCGTATTCCACCGTCTCGGGGTCTTTGACGGAAACCAGGTCTGTCAGCGGGCGCACCGTGTCCGCGCTGCAGGCGGCAAGCACCGCGTTCTTGACCTCTGTCTGGGCGATGGTGCCGTCATCCATGAGCACATAAAGGTCCACCGTCCCGGCGACGGGAGAGTTAGCCACCACGTCGGCGATCTCCGTAGAAACGCGCTTGGCGATGTAGATATAGCCACCCTGGGGGCCGGCGGTGGAGTAGGCGTCCATGCTGGCCCGCACGAGCTCGTAGAACCCGCCATCGACAGACCTGCACTCGCGCGCGGCGCCGTCCCGGGAGCCGCTGTCGCTGGCGGTGGTGTTCTCGCAGCGGCTGTAATAGTCAAACAGGTCGATGATGGTGTTGATCTGGCCCACGGCGTAATCGTTGCCCACCACACCCGGCGTCTGGCACCGGATCTGGACGTCGGCGTAGGTGTCACCGATGTCCACGTAGACGTCCTCGACCGTCTCCCAGACAAGGGTACTGCTGGAGTCGGTGACGCGGGTGCCGGCTGGGATCAGGATGGCCGTGGCCCGAGCCTCGGAAATATAAAACCGCTCGTTACACACGGCAGGCTGCGCCGTCGGCCGCTCCGAGACATAGAACAGCTCCCCCAGGGCGTCCAGGTTTTCCCCGGATGCCCTGGAGGGAATGTTTTGGTTTCCCGTGTAGTTGTTCTGGACGCGCTCCTGGATGATGATGTCCGCCACCCACTGGATAAACAGCTTTTCCGGGCTGGCCGGCTGCACGCTGACGCCGGTGATTTTCTCATAGCCGGAAACCAGGGCGGAGACAAGGGCGTTTGTGTCCGTGCTGATGAATTGATACTGCGTGTTTCTACTCATTGATCTCCACCTCCACGGTCGGGATGACCCTGCCCGGAATGCTGGCGTCCTCGTCGAACAGCACCCGGATAAAGGTCGCCCTGGGCTCAAACTTCTCGATGGCCTCCTTGACCTCCGACACGATCATGGGCCGGGCGATGTGAGCGGGCTTGTCGAGGAAGCGCATAGGCAGGCCAAACTCCCGGTAGAGCGGAACTGTGCCCTGCCGGGTGGAGAGGAGGATGGCGATGTTCTGAAGCACCGACGAAACCATGTCCTGTTCGTTCAGCTTGACGGCGCCGACATCGACAGCTGATACCTTGTAGGTCATACCGCGCCCCCTAAATGTACTCCTGGAGGGTGAGCGAAATGGTGGCGCTCGTGATATCCCCCCGCTTGTCGTATGTCTGGGCTTTCATCTTGTGGCTTTTGATGGACCACCGGTATTTGCCGTAGGCGTGGGTACCGATGGTCAGCGGGACGGCGGTGCCGCTCCGCTCGTAGTTCCAAATCTTCACGACCTCCGTCATCGGGTCGACGCCCAGATAGGCCGACACAAAGATGTCGAAGGTGATGCCGTCCGGGTCGAGCCCGGTAAACTCGGTCAGCGCGTGGGTGAGGTGCCGCTGGTGCGTACTGTACCGGGCGGAGCCAGACCAGGTGAAGTTGTTAATCGTCTCCACAACGCGGTCAGAAACGGAGAACACGACCTCTCCGAGCGTCCCGATCTGCATTTATATCCCCCCCAGAATAAAGCCGTCTCCGTTGAACACCGGGAGATAGAGCACCAGCACCTGGTCGTTGACCTTCGGCATCCACGGCTTGATAATCAGGTCGTGCTTGTGGCTTGCGAAGGAGGCGTCGTCGGAGCCGCCGGATTCAAATTCCGTCCGCTGCGGGACGTTGTAATCAGGGATGAAGGGCGGCGTAGCCAGCACGCAGAGCCAGCCAGAGGTATGCCCCGTCTCTTTGAGGATGACGCGGGCTCTCCGCTTGCCGTTGTCCACGTCGCTGACCGTGCCGATCTGCACCAGGCGGGAAAGGATTTTTTCTGAGTCCATCAATATCCCTCCAGAATGCGACGGAGGACCGTCTGCGTCGTGTAGCCGGAGCTGCCCAGGGAGTGCTTCGACTGCTTGATGATATATTTCCCGTCCCACGCGCCCCCCCCCCCCAGGGTGGCCGTAACGCCGGCCACCTTGGAGGGGTCCCCGGGGAAGGTGAATGTCGCGGTGCGGGAATACTTGTTGTGGAGGCGGAGCTGCTTGGCCGCCAGCGTCTGCGCTTCGGCGATGCTGGCTACCTTGGCCGTCACCTCCAGCTGCTGATTGTTCTTGGAGTCCGCCTTGTAGTCTTCGGCATAGGCGGTGCCCTCGATGACCTGGCCCGTGGCGGGGTCGGCGTAGCGGACGCGGCAGGACGTGTACTTGGTGTCCGCCGTGCCGACAGACAGGTCATACTTGGTGTAGCTCCCGCTGCCCCGCTTCACGGTGAAGGTCGGGTCCTTGGCCTCATAGTCAGCCTGGTCGAACAGCACCAGGATATTGTTCGTGGCCTTGAGAGAGATCCCGGCGTCGTGGCAGAGCTGGGACAGGAACTTGATGTCGCTCACCTTGTACTGCTCCACCCGCTCGTAATAGGGGTCGCTGGCGGATTCGTAGAGACAGGCCATGCCGTTGGCACCGGCCATTTCCTGGGCGATGCCGGAGAGGGTGTAGGCCTCCCACGCTTTGGTCTTTTCGGTCTGCCGGATCTGCGCGTTGAAGGGTAGCGACGTGGCCTTGATGGTAATGGTGGCCGGCGGCCCGGACGCCTTGATGCTGTCGAGCTCGAATTGCCCGCAGTCCAGAACGGTGTCCTTGCCGTCGTTGTTCCAGTTTTCCCGGACGAAGACCGCCTGGATGGCGAGACCAGTGGTGGCGGAGGCCTCGGAGTTCTCCTCTGCCTGACCCCCGACGACCTCCTTGATGTACTGGGCGCTGACATAGGCCGTCCTTCCGCTGTACTGGATAGTGGCCCAGCCGTTGGAGATCCCCGTCACGGGAACCTCCGTGCCATAGGGCAGCGCCCCGAGCTTCCCATAGCTCGTTCCAGGGCCCGTGCGGACGTTCAGACCGATAGAGGGCATCACCTTGTAGGTTTTTGCTTCCGCCTCTCCTGCGCCCTCTGTGGGGGCAGAGGAGGCCGCTGCCTGGATGGCGTCGTTCAGCCACTTCTCCAGCCAAATACTGTCCCTGTCTTCGAGCTTGATTTGTAGGTCGTCCGCCTCGTCCTCCTCATTGTCGGTATAGGTCATCGACAGAAAGTATGAGCGAATGGACGACGTGATGTCGGTGCCGCCAAAGACGACCTCCGCCGTGGTGCGGCGGGCCTGGTTCCGGTCGCTCATCCCGCCACCTGCTTCCAGGGAGGCAGAGAGCTGGACACCGGCTCCACGGCGTCGGGGATCGTGAGAGCGATTCCGGCCGGGAAGGTGTAGTACTCCCGGTACTGCTGATTGGCGTTCATCAGCTGGTCAGTGTAGTCAACGCTCCCCATCTGCTGGAATGCGATGCTGTCCCACATATCCCCCTGGGTGGTGGTGTACGTGCTCATGTGTAAGCCCTCCTCGCTGCGTCGACGCCGGCCTCCTGCAAGACCTCCAGGATCAGCTCGCGCATATCCTCGTCGTGGGCCGCCAAGATGGCCTCCAGCTCAGCGGCATTTGTGACGCCGGCAAGGTCATACTGGGGCTCGAAGTAGATCACGATGGAGCCGCCCCCGCCGCCCGCCCCGCTCTCTGCGGAGATGGCGTTGCTAGCCTGATAGGAGGCCAGATATGCCATGAGTTGCGGGGCGATTCCGACGGCCTGGATCTCCTCGGCGGAGAAAGCCTCGACACCGGCGCCGGCCATGCCGGACATAGCCTCGGCCACGTCCGGCTGCAGGGCCTCCGTCTCCTGGATATAGCCCGCCCAGGTCATGTCAGCCTTTTCCTCCATAACGCGGGATGGGCTGTGGATGTCCAGCTTTTCGTCAATGGCGTCAATGGCAGCCTGGGCAATGCGGGAATAGGCTGCACCTGGGGGAGCATCCCCTCGGCGCCGGAGACAAAGCCCTGGATGGTGGCTTTGCCGCTCTCGGCGGCTTCGGTGCCCAGGTCCATGGCCTCGATGTCGGCCGCAAGTTCGGATTGCAGCTCATCCATGGTGGCCGTGAAGTCGGTCTTGAGGTCGGCCACGCTTCCGGCGGCCTCCTCCTGCTCGGCCTTCAAGTCCCGCCAGTTGGATACCATTGCCTCCAACTGCTCGTCGGTAGCTCCTGCCATACCGGCGATAGCGTTCACGCTGTCCTCCGAGCCGTCCGCGAAGCTGGCGATCATCTCGCTTAGCCCCTCGATATCACCGACCCTGTCCGTCAGGGCCTGGAGGTTGGCGTTGTAGTCCTGCCAGTAGGTGACCTGGCTCTCCAAGGCGGAATTGATGCTCCCCGCGCTGGTTGCAACGACCTCTGTGGCCTCGTCCCACAGCTCGTATTGTCCTGATATGCTGTCCAAGGCCGCGTCGTAGGCCTCGGTGTAGGCGGCCACAAGAGTGTTGATTTCTTCCCTGACCCCAGTGACAGTAGACTGGAGCTCCTGCATCTGGGCGGCAGTTTCGGCGGTCACATCTGTATTGGCCGTGCCTGCGGCCGCCATCTGCTCTATCGCCTCGTTCGCCAGCTCCATTTCCTGCTTAGCATCGGCAACGGCCTCGGCATCCTTCTCCATGGCGGTATTGAGGTTTTTTATAATCCTCTCGGCCTGGTTAATTTCGTCGTTGTACCCGTAGACAGCGCCCTGCAAGTCACGGTACTCCTGGGACAGCGCCATATTATTATCGATGGAATCCTGGTACAACTCGTCCATGCGTGCCATAGCGGCGGCGCGCTTTTTTTCCGCTGCGTCTATTTGGAGCTGTGCCTTTGTCAGTTCAACACTGTTTTTGGCCTGCTCCACCAAGACCTCATTGTACTGCTCGGCGAGCTGGTTCATGTACTCCTGGTATGCCTGAGCTTCTGCATTTTCCCGCCATGCCTGCGTGTTGGCGCGGAGAGCGGCGGTACCGCCTTGAATCGTACCGTTCTGGATGTCAATCAGATCGGAGAGCTCTGGTATCAGTTGGCACAGCAACGACAAGGTATTTCGATACTGCTCCTGCTCCTCATTGGAGAGCTGGGTATAATCCCCCATCTCCTCCAGCTTTGCAATATACTGGTCAGCGACATCGGCAGTCGCTCACGCTTGT